ACGAGGTCGAGCGATGTGCCAGCGATCTTTTCATCGACGTTGGGGACAATGCACAGCAGCTTGTAGCCCGTCGGAACCGGCAGTGCTGACGCTTTTTCGTCGCTGCTGGCCGCTTCGTCTGGGGCGTCAATTGGCTGGATGTGTTTGGGCAAAGTGATGCCCGGAGGCAGAATGATTTCACTCATCTGATTTCTCAACTTTCTCTGCAAGGTCTAGGAGATGACGCTCTGCGGTCGCAAGACCCTGAATGATTCCGCAGAGTTTTTGGTATTCGTCAAAGTTGCGGCATGCACCACTGGCCAAGTCATCGGCGTAGTTGTTCATGTCGGTGCGTAATTTCTCGCGCAATACGCGTGCGAAGTCTTGGATCATTGATCAGATTTTCCAGTTGGTTTTTGGGACTGGGCCAGCAGCTGCGCGGCGCGCAGTCGCTGCTCCGCTTGGCTCTTGGCGACATCGACGCCAATCTTCAGGCCTGCTTGGCGCTCGGCCGCGTCGGCTTTGGCTTTGCTTTCCTGAATCTGTGCACCCACGCGCAGGGACTCCAGCTCCAACTGGCCGCTGACTTTCTCCTGCTCGAGCTCTTGCTTGTCGGAGGTCGCAGCTGCGTTGATGGCCATCTGCTGCTGCTTGAGTTGAAACTCCTGCTGGGCCAACTGCATCTTGGCCATCTCCACTTGGCTCTTGACCTGCACTTCTTGCTGCTTGATCTGCAGCTCCTGCATCTGCATCTGCAACACGGGGTCCTGCATCTGCTGCTGGGCCTGCGCCTGCTGGGCCTGCGCTTGGCTTTGCTGCACCACCTGCTGCGCGGCCTGCGCCATCATGCCGGACAGGGCGATCTCGATCTCCGGTGGCAGCTTGTCGTCCTCGGGTGGCAGGGGCATACCCAACTGAGCCTCGATCTGCTGGCGCATCTTGAAGCCCAAGTGCTCGGAGATGTGTGCCTGCATCTCCGCCATGATCTTCTGGGCCTGCGGGTTCTGGCCAATCACCTGCGCAACCATGGGGTCCTGCATCATCATGTTGTGCACGGCCATGTGGGCGTCGTGGTTCTGGTGCAAGAAGGCCTTGACTGGCTTGCCGCGCAGGATGGCTTGGTTCTCGGACACGGGGTCCACCGGCTTCATGTCGTCTTCGATCGGCACGAGCTTGTTGGCTTCCTTGATGCCCAACACCTCCAGCATGCCACGGTGCAGCGCGGGCAGGTCGTAGATGTCCGGTGCCATCTGGGCCATCTGGATCACCGCTTGGTACTGCACCACGCGCTGGCTCAAAGTGGCCGCGTTGGGGTCCGACACTGGCAGGATGTCGACATGTCGGTAGTCCGCCGCCTTGGCGCGCGGGCCCTCTTCGCCGTCGGGCTCGTACGAGTACTCGTCGTCCGTGTAGTCGCGGATGATGGCTGCCAACAACTGCAGCTCTTCCTTGAGGGCGTAGTGCACACGCGCCTGCACGGCAGTCATCACTTTCAACTGGCGCTCAAGCAGCGCCAGCGTGGAGCCCACGGGTGCGTTGGCACCCATGTCGCTGATCTTCATGTCGGCTGTCGCGGCGAACCGGCGACCTTCCTCGACCACGTTGCCCAGCAGCGCCATGAGAACTTGGCTCGGCTCCTTGTAGGGCAGCGGCATGATGTTGTCGCGGATGGCACCGGAGCCCACGTCCACGTCGCGCCACTCGCCCGGGGCGATCGGAGTGTCATCTCCCTTGATGCGCAGGCCGCGAGTCTTCAGGCCACCGGGCAAGTTGGACAACGTGCCGGAGTCGATCAACTGACGCATCAAACTGGTGGCCGACTTGGCGAACCCGCCGATCAGGTGGAACAGGCCAAAGCCATACGCACCAAAGCCGGGGATGTACTGGTAGTGCACAAAGTGCTGGCGCTTGAGCCTGAGCGGGTCGTCTTCGCGCCAGTTGCGGCGCACGGACAGCACTGTGTTGGTCCCCCGGATGAAGGTCACCACGTACGGCAGCGCGATGCCGGTGGGCTCGCCATCGTCCTCGTCCTCGAACCCTTTGAGGTCCAAGTCCACGTGGCACTCGTACAGCGTGAAGCGCTCGTCGTTCAGATCGCTGAACCCGGTCTCCTTGTCCTTGGCCTTGTTGATCTCGTCGATGGCCTTGTCGGGGTCACCCAGATCGGTGTCCACATAGAACCCGGCCTGCTGCAGTTTGATGATCTCGTTCTTGGTCTTGCGCATCACGTGTGTGACGCGGTAGCACGACTGTATGTCTGAGGTGCCGTAGGGCAGCAAGATGTCCTCGGCCGGGATGAAGACCGACACCTGACGGTCAAGGCTGGGGTCAAAATAGACCTTCTTGAACGCCGAGCCGGTGGCCGGGAGGCTCCACAGCATGCGCTCGTGCTCCGCGCGGAACTCCTTCATCACCTCCGTGAGCTGGAAGTTCATGTCGGCTGCCACGCGCTGCGCGGCCTCCTTCTTCTCGGAGGTCTCCTTGCCCACGATCTTGGTGCGCACCGGGCCAGCGGCCGGAAACGTCTCGGTGATGGTCTCTGACTGGAACCTGACAACAGCCTCGGTGATCATCGGGTGAAACACCCCACTGGCCCCGTTCCACGGCTCCGTGCGCTCCTCCATGTTCAGGCCCAAGAGCTTGAGGCCCTCGGTGTAGGCCTTCTCCCAGTCTTTGCGGCTGCCGCGATCGTTGTCAATGTCGCTGGACAAGTCCCCCGCCACCGTGGTCAGCGCGCCCTCGGCCATGTACTCGGCCAAGTTGGCGTCAAAGTCATCGGCCGAAGGCTCGGCCTTGGCGATCTCGAGCTCCATGTCGCCCATGTCGATGCGCACGGCTTCCGGGTCTACGATCTCAATCTCGATGGGGTCCAGCCCTTCGGCGGCTGCCGCAATGCCCGTGGGCTGCTGGAACAGCGCCTTGTCGATATTCGTGGCCATGATTTAAATCTTTCTTAGTAGTACGCCGCCCGGCGGGATGCGTAGAAGCGCTCTTCTTGCTCGTCGGTGTCCAGCGGGATGAACCCGCCCCGGCGAAAGCGTAACAGCGCCTGAGATGTGGTGTCAACGAAGTCATCGTTCTCTCCGTTGGGAAAGGATGCGACCTCCTCGATCACCTCGCGGGCCCACCGCTTGTCCGGTGCCCAGACCGAGCCAGAGGCAAACAGGTCAGACACCGCGTTGAGCCGGACGATTTTATCGTTGCCCCGGCTGGGGCTGAACTCCTCGACCGGGATGCCCACGGCCCTGAGTTCTTGGATCAGCGGCGCGCCAGCGGCCTTCTTCTCCACAATGAACGCGTCGGGCTCCCACTCCTTGTAGTGCTTGAGCGCGATCACCTTGAGCTCCGGGAAGGCCATGCGGTCCTTGAACGCGTCCAGCAAGATGACCTGCGCCTTGTCGTTCTCTTCCTCGTTGTAGAACACCCCCCACGTGGTGCACGCGGAATAGTCAGCCGTGTTGCTGGTCTCAAACGCCGTGTCCCAGCTCTGGATGATGTAGTCGCAGCGCGGCGGCTCGTCTTTCTCCCACACGCGCCACGACTTGCGCGAGATGATGGCTGCGTTGTTGCTGGTGGGCTGCTGCATGTACTGGGCGTTCCAGTACTGGGGGTCGATCGACGCCTTTGTCGCCTTGAGGGTGGCCAGCGGCCACTGCTCGGGCCACAGGGACTTCTCGTTCTCCGTGTCCTCGTGCAAGATGGCCGGAAGCTCCACGATCTCCCACGGCTCGGACGCCGGGTTCTTGGCCTGATAGTCAATCAAGCGCCCTGTCAGGTCCAGCTTGCCCCAGCGCGTCATCACGATGATGATCGCCCCGCCCGGCATCAGTCGCTGGAGCGGGCCCGTCTGGAACCAAGACCACGCAGTGTCGAAAGCCAGCCGTGAGTTGGCCTTGACGTCCTGCTCCGAGTGAGGATCGTCAATAACGAACAGATCAGCACCACGACCAGCAAGAGCGCCCCCTACGCCTGCGGCGTAGTATTGGCCCCCGGCTGAAGTGCTCCACTTGCCTGCCGCTTTTTGATCGTCTGCCACCAGCGTTCGGGGGAAAAGGCCATGGTAATCCTCGTCAGCGAGCAAATTTCGCACCCGTCGGCCGAAATCTTCCGACAAACCAGCGGTGTGGGTGCCCATGATGATCTTCTTCTCGGGGAAATTGCCCAAAAAGAAGGCAGGAAACAGGTACGAGCTGAATTCTGACTTGCCCATACGCGGCGCGATGTTGATGATCACCCGTTTCTTGGTCCCGGCGATCACTTCCGCGAAGATTTTGGCCAGTTTTCTGTGGTGGGGGCCGATTTTGAAGCCCGGGTACACCGCTTTGGCAAACTCGATCATGTCCGACCGGGCCAAATTCTTCTGCTTGTGCGCCTGTGCCTTGTCCAGCAGCTCCAACGCCTCCAGCTTCTCGGCCGCAGACAGCTTGCCGAGGTTTTTGAACAGCGCCTGCGCTTGCTCAGGCGTCAATGTCGCTGGTGTCATCAGGCGTTGGGGGTGTGGTGTTGATTTCGACGATGTCCGTCACGTCAGCGTCGGACACATCCATGAACTTGGCCAGCTTTTCCTTGAGGCGCTTGTCGATCTCGTCCTCGGTCATGTCCGTTTTCTTGACCTCGATCTTGTCGGTGAACAGCCCCACCTCCGTGACCTTGCCCAGTAGGCCGAGCGCCTTCAAGCGGATGTTGGGGTTGGCGTTGTTGGTCTCCTCGACCAGCTTGGCCACCGTGTAACCGCGAAGTTCCTTGGCCTGCTCGATGAACTCCCAGTCGTAGGCCGTCAGCATGCCCGTGATGTGGCGCACAGCCTCTGGCGTCTTGAGCTGGACCAGCGCAGCCTTCTGCTCGGTCGTGTCGGTGTTGGTGGTCAGGGCCTGAAACGCTTTGCGCGCGTCCGCCTTCTCCAGTGCATCAATGACTTCGTCGTCCGGTGGAGCGCCCAGCTCCTGCAACCAACTGGCGGTTGAAACCTGCGCAGCCAAGACTTCTCCCGGCTCAGCGTCGGCCAGTCTCGTCATGATCCCGGGCGGTGTTGGCTCCGGGTTGAATTGCACCAAGTGTTCAAACATATTGCGTAGGCCGTGTAACCTCGTTGGGCGTAATGTACACCCATTTTTGGAACGTGTGGGGCGTGTCTAGTGTTTGACAGGGGTTTCTTGGGTCTTTTTTAAAAAATTGGAGTGGGGCGCATTTCTTGCGCAAGGGGGTGGGTTTGTCAAAGTTTTTACAAAGTGCTGGGAGCGGGTGCCAAACAGTGTTCTTGCAAGCTCGCCCTGTCTGCTGCATAAAGGCTTGGTGGGGGGTGGGTGGGGTCTGCGGTACGCCGTTTGCCCCTTCTGATACGTACCAAAATACACCCTTTGGTATAATAGAGGCATCGGTTAGGGATTGGCCCTGACCGATACGGGCCACACCGGCCCACATCATTGGAGTTACTGAATCATGAACTGCTCTATCAAAACTGTAGCCGCTGGCTACGCTGCATTCCTCAAGGCTGGCACGTCATACGGTGCTGCATTACAGGCCGCTGTACGTGAGACATCCGTGTCTCACCCTGAGTTGCTGGCAGCACTGGCCAAGGTGCACGCCAAGCACTATGCGTGCAATACGACTTGGAGCGCCAAGGGTACAGCCGTGTTTCACACTGGCCCTGAGTCAACACGTGAGACGCGTCACGTTGCTGCCCAGAAGTCTTGGAGTCGTAACGTCGGGGTTCACTTCAGCACTGGTGAGACAGCCCGGTCTCACCATCACCAACCCGTTGCCGTGAAGCGTGCCAAGGTCAACGCCATCGTTGACGTGTGCGCTGGTTTGACCAAGGCCGAAGTCGTGGCTTTGCTGGCCGCTGTGCGCGAGACTATCAAGTTTGAGTAACCGATTGGTTTTTTCAATCGACTCTGCATTCGAGGGGTGGCCGTTGTTCCGCCCACTGTCAACCCAGCAAAGCGCCAGCGAGCTGGCACCAACCGCCCGGCTTGTCCGGGCTTTCTTTTATCCGTGAGACACAGCGTCTCACCACTTGGAGCACACCATGAGCAACCGTAACCGTTACACCATCAGCATCCGTGAGACTGAGCGCACCAAGCTGCGCGCCCTGCGTGAGGACTTCGTGCACCTCGCCACCGACAAAGCCTACAAGCGCAAGGTCATCGAAGAGGCTCGCGCCCGTGACGCTGCATGGGACACCTACAAGGCAGGCACACGCCAGCTCCGCTTCAAGTGAAGCGATCCACCCCCGTGAGACACCGTGTCTCACGGGTCTTTGGTAACACGTTGTGGAGAAACTATGCAAATTTTGCATGTCCACTGTTTACAACGCCGTGGACAACACGTGGGCGTCCTGTAACCCGCATGGATACTAGCGTCCCACACCCACTGTCCAGAACACTACTATATATAAATAGAGATTTAGAGATATATGTATATATGTGCGTGCAAGTGGACAGAACTTATCCCGTGGCTTTGTCCAGCTTTGCTCTTTCGGGATTTGATAGTCATGTGGGTCAGCACCCCCCGCAACCCGCATAAACAAAGGCTTTCCGCTGTCCCATTCGGGTGTCCACTTGCTTATAAGAGGTGGACAATGTACACTTCGTTACATCATCATTGGAGCAAACCATGGAAAACTGTTATCTTTCACCTGCACCGGGCACGCATGCCGCCATGTGTGCGACCTGCAAAAACATCAAACCACTGGCTGAGTTCAAGCGAGACCTATCCCGAGCACAGGCCAGAGCGCGGGGTTATTCAGGCAACGCCCCTGTGGAAATCGAGTCATCCATGTGCAAGGCATGCCAACCCCGCGCCAAAGGTTTGAGCGAACTCACGACCAAAGAAATCCACAACCGCGTCAACAGCGGGGATTTGTACGCCCGCATCGCCAACGCTGAGCTGGAGAAACGCAAGATCAAGGCAACGATCAACAGGCAGATGGCCACCAGCGCCGTGTGGCGTACGGCCAAGACTGCGCCGTGGACCGAAGTCATGGCGGGAATACGCAAGGAGCTGGCATCCACGCAGCAGCAAGAGAAGCACGTCAAGAACGCTTGGCCTGACCTCGACCTTACATTCTTTTTGGAATACAAGCTGGTGCTCACCCAGACACGGGAGCGTATCAAGTTCATGTGGCAGGGCAAAGGTCTGCCACCCCAGCACATGCAGTGGGAGAACTACATTGAGTGGGAAGAGCGCCTGCGCATCAAGCGTTTGTGGGAGACCCTGCCGCCCGAGTACCGCAAACGAGCTCGACTGCCCAGCTTGGCCACGCACGTGCCCTCACCAGACGAACGTGTGCCGCCCAAAGTGTCCTCACTGGCCAAGGACGGTAGCCCCAAGGCACGGCTTGAGCGAATCAAAGCGCGGCGCGAGGCGGGCTTGCCCATGCCCCCACCATGGCCCGAGATCAAACAGCCGGTCAAACCACCGGAGGTTTTCGTGCCTGCACCAACCACCACGGACTGGTCAGCCATACCGTGGGAGGACATGTGATCCTTCCCCAAGGGAACGGTCATCAACCTTTCTTGAACCCGTGAGACGCAATGTCTCACAAACCGCTGCCAGTCGGCCACTGGCAAACAACTTATGGAGAACGCAATCATGAACCTCAACGACATGCCCATCACAATGGCCGAACCCCAACAGCCAGCCCACGCTGTGCACCACACGCTCATCGACGCGCTGCTCAACCAGTTCACCATGCACATCGACATGCTGGTGGAGACCAAGTTCCACGCCATGCTGGCCAACCGCAACGCGCTCAAGCTCATGGACGAGGAGCTGCACAAACGCATCGAGACCATGATCGAGAACCGCATGCTCGACCACGAGGGCAGCAGCGATCACTTGGACGAAGCAAACGTGGAGCAGCTCGCCGCTGACACCGCACGTGAGACGCTGGCCGAGTACGCCCGCACGCAAAAAGGCTGGGTCACAGAGGATCAGGTCAAGGACATCATCACCCAGCACGTGGACGAGGAGCTGGACAACCTCGACTGGGACGAGAAGGTCAAAGATGTTCTGCGTGAGATGCTTTAAACAACCAACCGA